TAAGCTGCTGCGACGCCGACAAAAGCTGTCAACAATTTTTTTGCTGTCATACCTTACAAAGTTACGAAAATTCTTTAAAAATTACAAAAAAAAATTTTTTTTAAAAATAATGTGTGTTGGTTAAACTTTTAGTTTAAAATTTATTATCTTTGCGTACGGCTGGGGCCTAGCAAAGATAAAAATTAAACCACTTATTTTAAACCACTTAAACCGGTTTAAATTATTTTCTTTTCACCTTTATTAAACTAGCATTTAAACCAGTAGATACTAGGCACAAAAAAACCAGCGCTAGGCTGGTATTTTGGCGGCGTGCTGGGTTGCTGTCTTTGTTTTAATTGTTCAACCAGACGCGGCAATAAAATCGTTTCGTTTTTTTCTCGTATAAATTTACATAATGTCCGCCGACTTTGCGGGCAAATTCAATAAAGTTTTCAACTCGGTTTATATTCCGATATTTTTTTGGTGTTATTTCTTTGTAATCCTCAAAAAAAATAATTGCTGTGTAATATTCCATTTTATGTTATCTTTGTTTTGAAAGGAAAATAAAGCAGTTAATTAGGGTTAATTGTTTTGTCTAGGCGGTCAAATTTTTGGCCGCTTTTTTTTGCAATTAACTTTAAAAATTCTATATCGTCGGGCTGTAATATTACGCCGTTGTACTCTATACGCCAATTAGCGCCCTTCTTTAGCAGCTTAAATTGTTTCTGCATTAACATATAAGCAATGAAACGTCTAGTATCTTTTTTCATATAAATTAAATTCGTTTTTGTAAATATATTTTTTATCAATCCAAATTTTGCAAACTTGTTTGGCCCAGTTTGTACCCTTTGCGTGTTGCTCTTGTATTTCAGCTATTAAATCTTTATAAGATATTGGCGCAAAAATTATTTGATTGATAATATTTTTATTGTCTAGTTCTGTAAATTGTTTTGGCTGTTTCACCGCGTCTTTTTTGCTTTCACCTTCATTTGATATTTGTTGCCAATTGCCGGCAATATTCATTAATACGACTGGCTCAAAATCTTCGCTAGATCTTAAAAATCTAGGCTGTAAAGTAAAAGTTTTTTTATCCTTATCCTTTACTATTTCTAGCGTGCTAGAGGCCCACCTATCACAATTGGATCCCAGGTGTCCTAGTGTTTGCGCGCCGAGGCCTTTACCCTGGTGAAGTACGCCCACAAATAAACAGTTATAAATTTTGGTTAGTTTTTTAAACCAGTTTACTAGCTTTCTGCTTTCAACTTCGCTGTTATAATCAAATATAAGATCCAAAAGCCCGTCAATTATAATTATGGGGCAATCGGGGTTGTTTTCTAAATAATTTAGAATTAAGGCCCTTATTTCACCTGGGCCGTCCTCGCGCACTGTAAAGCAATCAGCCCAGGGGGGCAAATTGCTTAAATTACTAAAGTGCTTTATTTTATTAACTTGTCTGTAAAAATCAAAATCGCTGCTTTCAGTGTCAAAATAGGCTATTTTTCGCCTATTTTCAGGGAAATGTACTTTCATACCAAAAACATCACCTGGTTGAAATGCTGAAGCAATTACAGCGGCTAAAAAGGTACTTTTGCCCGCCTTAGGCAATCCACTAAAGACAATAAAATTTTGGATCGTTCCAATTGGTTTATCGTCAATAGTGAATATTACCTGGCTTTGTGGGGGGATAAAATCGGGCTTGTATTTTCTTAGTGCTAGTTTTTCTTCTAAAGTTAATTTGTTTTGTCCTTCTGTCATTAGATCCTTTGAAGTAAAGCGGTTAATACGGCTGCAATAATTAGGGCTATGGCAGCTTGCTGGTTGTTACTAAATTGAAATAACTGGGCTAGTTTCTTTTTCATCTTGTAATTTTTCTAGGGTTAAAAAATATTCGTCTGCTAAAATCGTACATTCTTTTAATAGTGTAGATAAGCCTATTTTACTATGATTGTTTTGCATTTCTTTAGCGCAAAGAATCTGTAATAAAACGTGTTCGTATTTAGTTAGTCCTGGTATCGGGGCCACTAAGCGGCCGAATTGATCCTGAACTGGCATAACTGGAAATGCTGGGGCTTGTTTATCTGTTTTCATAAGATTTATTTAATGCTCTTTTTATAAAATTGTGGTGTCTTTCTTCCCAATCTTTAGTTAATTCTAAATAATCTTTATTAGTACGTTCATAAAAATTTTTCAATCTTTCGTATTCTTGTTTATTAACTAAATAACAATTATCCATGTGATTTTCATAAAATTGCATTTTATGTAATAAGTATAAAACTCTTAAATCAATATTTGATAATCTCATTTGTTTATTTATTTATAATGTTTGTAATTTCAGCAATTATTTTTTTTGCTTCAGGGGTGTTTGTGCTATGTGCTAAAGCGTCTGTAGCGTGATAACCTAAAGGGCTATTTAATACCGTAACGCCTAGATTTTTTAAACGCTGGTAATATCTTTGCGCGTTTGCTAGTGAAGCGGCCCTACTTAAAGATCCACTCCAGCCGTATGATCCCACAAAAACGTAAAGTTTTGCATTAGGAAACTTTTGTTTTAATGTTTTTACCAATAAATCTAAATTGTCGTTTTTTGAAAACTGGCCATTTGTACCTATTGAAATAAAAACATTTTTAACGTCGTAAGTTATTGGGTAAACATTTAAAGCGTTTATTAGGCTAGAAACAAACCAGCCGCCTTTGGCTAGTGATCTATCTGTAACCAAATTGCTTATCCTAGATCCAATACCTACGGCGTGGCTATCACCCACCATAAAATTTCTTTTAATAACTGTTGGCGTTATTTTACTAGCAAAAAATTTATTTGCAAAAAAAAGAAGTGCGCCGATACCTAGTGCAACCTTAATTAATCTTTGTGAAATCTTTGTCATATTATATTTGTTTTTCTGTTTCTTTGTCTTGGTAATCTTTAATAGCAATTGACAAATATTTGTTATTTGCTTTGCTAATCTTTACCCAGCCGGCAATTTCGTATAATTTGCCGTCTGTTTTAAAAAAGCCTTGATAATCGGGCTGTTTTTCGTTTTTTTTGTTTTCTACTTTGTTCATTGATCCAAAGCCGTCGGCTAGATCCTTTAAATAATCGTTTTTCATTTGTCTAGTTTTAAAAAGTTATAAATTTTAAATAGGTAAAAAAGTATATAAGCGCCAAAATATGATAACAAACATACTGGCACGCTAATTACAACAAAAAATGTAATTGCTGCAATTCTAATTAATTTGCGTCGCATTGAAAACTATTTTCTAGCCTTTTAATTTCTAAATTGAAATGATCAAGGGCCGCGTCTAGTAGTATCCTTATTTCAAAGGATAAATCGAATGGAACGTCGTTTTCATTAATAGATAAAAACTTGCCACTACTAGAATAGAAAAAAAATGTGCATTGTTCGTAAGGTGATAAGGCCCGGAGAGCCTCTAAACGTAAAATTTTACTTTGTAAGCTGGCTATTTCGCCCAGGATCTTACTGTCGGTTTTAAGTTGCATATATTAGGGTTTTGTTTGTCTGTTGTAAAATTATAGTAAAAACGTTCAAATCACCAAATTTATTTTTATTTAGGCATAAAAAAGGCCCGGTATTGAAATACCAGGCCGATTTTTTGTACTAGACCATTGAAATTTAACCAACAAACTTGCTTATGCTTTCAAAAATAACGCTTTTTCCGAATTTCTACGCCTTACAAGGCCTGGTAATACTTTACGTATACCAGTCCTGGTATCTTTTGCTGTTGTATACCTATCAAAACCCTTTGCTACTTCCGCTAAAGGTTTACCAGCGTTTAAATCTTTTAATAATTGGCTACCTCTAAATCCACTGCCGGTAGTGGCGCTTCCTGGGCCAATGTTATATGTTAATGATGTCATGGCAACCATTTGGTTTTCGGTTACTGGCACCTTAACGCTATTATTGACATAATTAAAATACTTTTCAGCAGATTTGATAAACCACCTTCTAGCCGTTGGCTCGTCTATTACGTCGCTTGCTATTACTTTTCTATTTTTATCCCAGTTCCAGCCTTCGCCGTAACCTATAGAATATTGCGCAAAATCCCATTTTGCTTTAGGAACAAAAGTTTCCCAGCCCAAAGCCAAATAATTAAATAATTGATCCTGGATTTGCGCATATGTTACTTTGCCCGCTGTTTTGTTACTATCCATAATTATATATATTGCAATTGCAACCGCTAAAGCAATCCCATATTTTTTTTTTTGTGTCATTACTTACGGTCATTTAAGTTAACGTCGCTATCCTTTGCTGCAATTAAACCTAATCCAGTTAAAATAGCTGTAACTCCCGTAACAATATCACCACTAATAATAGTTGCAATACCAGTAATAAAGGCCCCTAGGCCAAATAAACTTGTTTTCCAGTTCTTAAACATACTTTTTTATTTTTGTGTAAAAAAATCAAGTTTTGTTTCAATGCGTGCTAATCTGTCTAGTATTTCAGTATTAGTATTGTTGTGCCTAGATAGATCCCTTTCAATTTTATCTAACCTATTTTTGGTTGTAAAATAAAACCCACCGCCAGCGGCAATAAAAATGCAAATACTAAATAACAGATCTGTCGCCATTTTCTTCTTTTAATATTTCACGCGCTATTGCATTATAAGCGTCGGCCGCTGTCATAGCTGCCGTTAAATTTTCAAATAAACCGCTTTTGCTTGCCGCGTCTAAAATTTGTTTTAAAATTGCTAGTGCTTGTTTTGTTTCCATTTGTTGGTATTTTAAGGTTAATTAAGCTAGTACAATGTTTAATTCACTTGCGGCCCATTCGTACGCAGCTTGGTTAATGTCTGCTGTAGATCCCCAAACATCATAGTCAGGTTCGCCGATTGTTAAATTGCCGTCTGCTAGTTTACTAGCGTCTGCATCTAATAACTGCCAGTAAAATGTCGCGCTACTTGATAAATTATCATTAATAATAATTAAGCTAAAAAGAGTTGCGGTTGCTTGTTGGCCGTTTACCCAAAGTGTAAAAGGTTCTATTTGTTTCATATTATTTTTATTATGGTACTATATTTATTACTCCGGCAACACTGTATAAATCGCCACTTGATAAACCAGCGCTTGATGTAGGTATTGAACGAATATTTAATACTCCTGTATTTTTTATTGTAAAAGCTGTATTATATGTTCCGCTAACTTCTGCAGCATTATTAATAGTTGTTAAAAAATTTAAACCAACACCACCAACTGAAATATCTCTAAATGGCTCTACTTTAGAACCTGAAATTACTGTTGTCCTTATAAATTCAATTCCACCAGTAAATAAACTAGATGATAAACTTGAAATTATTTTTATTCCGTTTGTAGTATTAGTTCCATTATTTGTAGTTAATATTCCAGAAATTAAAGCTGTTCCATTAACTTGTAGCTTTTGCCCGGTATCTGTTATTGTACCTATTAAAAAATTTCGTGCTGAACTTATCCTGGCGGCCTCTTGTATGTTTGCTAGTCCAGTGTCATAAATACCAAATAGCATATTTCCAGCGGCGCTTGTACTGCCGTTAAAAATACACATATCTAAGTTTTGGCTATTTTGGATAAAATTATTAACAGCGGTTGCAAGTCCTAAACCTATTCTTTTAGTTGGCCCACTTTCAGCGCTATCTATTCTTAAACTAGGTGATGTTGCACCTACAATTTGTATATGATTGTCGCCAGTTGCACTTGCAACAGTTAATTTTCCCGTTCCTACTGTACTGGTGCCAATTAATACCTGGCCCGTTGTTTTTTTAACTGTTAGTGGTTGTATTGATCCTACAACATCAAATATCCCAAAATCATTTGCACCAGCGTTATAAAATGATCCTATGCGCCATAAACCTACGCCGCTATTAATAAATGCTATTCGTATATCATTGGTTGCAGTAATTTGTTCTAATTGTACGACTGTATTTTGATCGTGCTTAACATCAAGCGCCGTTCCTGGCGTTACAGTTCCAATACCTAAATGGCCATTAACAGCGTCAAAAAATAAATCGTTTGATCCCGTAATAGTGCTGGCGCCGTTCCAGTAAGATACTTGTCCGGCTGCACCGGATCCGGTAATAGTACCAGTACCAGGGCCGCCGATTAAATCCCAGCCAGTACCGTTATCACGATAAAACGCAAATGTGTCTGTACTTACAAAGATACGACCAACAAAACCAGCTGCGGGCCTATTGGCTAACGTATCGGCGTAAAACGCCGGCGTTTGTCTTTGGTTTAATATTGATAAATCTATTGAAGGCATTATATTATGTAATTTTTCTTAACAGTTACTAGGTTATTAAAACCACCTGAATTAATAAAGTTGGCAAAAAAACGACGCGTTGTAAATTCGCCATAATTACCCTCAATTTGTAAACTTTGATTTTGTTGAAGCGTAACGCTTTCAATTTGTACGGCATTGGATCCGTAATTTATAAATAATATACTATTACAGTCGCTAGTAACGTAACCGCTTACGTCATACGTTGTAAAGTTCACGTCGTATTTTATTAGATCCGCTGTAACTTTAAAATCGGCCATTTTGTTTTTATTAAAGGTGAAGGAAAATTAAATAGTGTACGGAACGCCCATTCTTTTAACTCCATTAACCTGGTTAACATAATATGTTTGAAATTCCCCGTCTTGTTTATATTCCAGTTGACGTTCAGGCGCTGTAAACTGCCTAATTTCGTCTGTAATTGTAACGCTTTCGGTTGTAATTGTTGGCGCCGTTTCAACTGGGGCTGGTTGTCCTGGTTCACTAGGAAAACCTGGTGATGTAACTGGTAATTGATTGTTTTTATTTTTTAAATAGATAAAAAAATACCAATATGCTGCGCCAGCTGCCAGTAATAATATTAAATTTTTGTTTTTCATATTTCAAACATTGCTTTTTCTTCGTCGGTTAATAATTGTGCTGGATCTGTAATAAATTCGCCTGGGCCTAAAGGATCTACTATAACAGATCCCCTTCTAATTGGTTTTTTTATAGCTGAATAAACAACTGCGCCACCTAATAAAAGTAAAATAAATAAAATACCTTGATCCTTCATTATAATATATTAAAATCTAAATTTTATATTTTTTCTTCTGTAATTGTCGTTTACTGTATTTAATTCGTTGCTAGACAAATTTGATTTTACAAAATTTACTAAATCTTGCAAACCGCTGTACGGTATACCGAAAACATATTCTTGTCTTTTACCAAATGCTTTGTAAACTGTTGCTATATCTGCATCATTTTTTACTCTTGCAAGTTGATAAATAGCATTATTTTTATCGTCCGCTATTCCGCTATATCTTAAACTTTCATAAATATTATTTGCTATAATAGTCCATTCGCCTACAGATTTAGTTGGTGTCTGTAATCTTATTGCATCATTTATATATGTATCAATATTTCCAGTGTTAATTCTATCTGCTTCTAGTTCAGCCGCACTTTTTACTATACCTAGTTTTACTAAAATTGGTTTAACAATTAAAAAGTAAGTTATACCGGCACCCACTGCATAAATTATAATTTTTTCAGTGCTTTGGTTTATGATAGTTTTTCTTCTAGCCATTGTATTATAACATAAATAATAATGAACTTAATTTTGTGTTACTCATTTCATTTAATTTTCTCAAATGATCTATTGTAACTCCTTTGCTCATTAATGATTTCAAAATTTCTATTTCCTCGCCTTCATCACCTATTCCAGCTATTGCCGTTGGTACGCCGCCCTTTGTTATCATTCCGCTAACTAAAGACATTACCCCAGCGATTAAAGCCTCTTGCAATTGTGGGTTGCTCAACATTTGATCAATTGGCCCTTTTGGGTTTTCTTCTTCTTCTTCTTCTAAATCGTCTAGTGCTTCAATGGCTGCTATTCTGCTTTGCATTAAAGCGTTTTGCTCAATTAGTTTTTCCAGTAACATTTCAGTTCTAGCACTGCCGACATTCCCCATTTGTTGCATTGGCATATACGGCGCCGGTCTGTTTAATTGAAAAATAATACTGGTAAGGATCGGATCCTTTTTAGATCGGCCCCTACCAGTACCAGTTTCACTTAATACTTGCATTAAATATGTGTTGTAATTTTCAGGGTTATTGCGCAACTGGGTTAGATCCTCTAAAAGTTTTTGACGTCCTAAATCTTTATCACCTACAAAAGAATAACGGCAATAATCACCAGTGGGTTTTGTACCCATATAGATCCTATAGTCGTTGCCTTCTGCAGCTTCATAGAAGTCCAATAATTCGTCAATGCTAAACATTTCAGGTCTTAAAGTTGCCATAACATAAAAATTTTACAAATAGTAATAAACGCCAAAACTATAGGCCACGTTAGTGGTTGCTAGTGCTGTTGGCAAAGATACAAATGATTTTGTCCAGCTAATATCAATATCATTCATACTAGGCAATTCAAAAACAAAAGGTGTTGTTGTACCTTCCTGAATATTGTTTAAGCCTAGAATTGGAATATTATATATTAATTGCAAATCACCCTGGTACAAAGTTAAAAATGACTTTTTAGCGTCCGCAACTGTAACTGGTGTTGATCCAGTTAAAGGCGTTGCACTAATTGCGCCAGCTACATAAACTTGTACCGCTTCGATCTTTGCGTTTCTTAATTGTGGTAAGTCAGGAAAATAGAAACGTGTTAGTGTAGATCCACTAGGTACGTTAATTTCAACTGCTTCAAACCTTTTGATACGCATATCTTAAAATTAATAAATTAAAAAAAGTGCCGGTAATGTCCGACCGGCGGCGGCGGCGTTTTAGGCCCGCCAGGCACATATCGTCAATACTATTTAACAGTAGTAACATTTTGACATAAGATACCGCGTTGGATAACACAAATAAAGCTATTTGCTAAAACAGAAGCTGGCGCACCATTTGCAGTTAACTGGAAATTGATGTTAGCCGCACCGTTCATTACGATACCTGGTTCTACTGGGTAGAAACCATCATTGCTTGCGTCAAATTGATCTACTGGAAATACTGTTTGTGCAGTAATACCCACGCCGCCTTGTGTTTGTGGCGCAAAGTAGTGACGTAAAACGTCCCACGCTGGTAATACTTGTTCGTTATTAATTGTTAAATTTAAATAACCATTGTAAATACTCCAAAGATCGTCATCTGTTGCTGAAGTAAAAATACTGCTATTAGGATAAGAATAAAGCTGCGCTTTTGTGCTTGTTGCTGATCCTACACCAATATAAACCGCTAAATCCGTTAGAACAAATATGTCTTGTAGGTTCAGCGATTTTTGATTTATTCTGCTCGCCCCGTTCTGGGTATCGTTAACAAGTACAGGTAAATGATAGTTTGCAATAGAAGTGCTTAAAGCTACTTCACTGCGTAAATATGATTGCGTCAATTTAGCGTGTTCTACTGAATAACCTAAACTGCGCACTAGGGTTTTCGCATTTTCGAAAACCATTCTGCTTCCCATTTGAGTTGCCATTGTTATAAGTTTTTATTTTTTAATAAAGGTGAAAGAAAAATAATTAACAGCCTTCTTCGTCTAGGCCAGCAATTGACGGCGTCATATAGCTTTTGTCAACTAATCCCTCGCGGTTGTAATATGCAGCAATCATAGGCGTTTTATAGTCCACGTCTGCCATTGCACCAATACCGTTTAAAATACCGAAAGATTGTACTAGTTTTAGACCACCTACGGCAATCATACCAGCTGCAAGTCCTTGACCGGCTGGGCCTTTAACAAATTTTGGTAAAAATAAACCAACTGCAACTGGTACTGCTGCTTTGATTTTATCATTAAATCCAGCTGGTAAAACTTTACCAACTAACTGGGCTGCTGCTGCTCCGGCAACTGTATAAAGTACAGATGACGCCGCGCCGCCTACTTTACCCATTCCAGACATACGACGACGTCTTGGGCTTTTTCTTTTTGCTGCTTTTCTTCTACGCATTTTTTTTGTTTTTAATTATTGTGAAGGTTTTTATTTAATATTTAATTTTTGGTGTTTTATCCCTTAAATCATTAATTCTTTTTTCTAAATCCATAGTATTATATGATTGAAATACAACGCCTCCGCCATATTGTTTATTGTCGTATTTTTTACCACCTAACAATTTTGCTTTTTTTAGTGCATATTCATATTTTTTTGAAAATGGCAAAAATGATTTTTCTTCATTATTTAAAAAATCTATAAAATGAACTACATATCTTGGATTTCCAAAAACATCATTATTAATCCTAGTAAAATCAATTTTTTCAAAACCTGAAACTACTCTAATGTTAACATTGTGGCTTTTGGTATCTTTGTGAGTGCTTACAGGTTTTTTTACTCCAGCTACTCTACGAACGTGTTTTTTAACAACTCCGTATTTTGTATGCTTTTTCTTTGCTGCTTTTTTAGGTGCCGCCTTCTTTGCAACTTTTTTAGGTGCTGCCTTTTTTACAACCTTTTTAGCTGCCTTTTTAGGTGCCGCCTTCTTTGTTGCCTTCTTTTTAGGGGCCGCGCCAACTTTTCTACCGTAAACGTGTGCGAAGGCCTCTTTTAATGATACGCCAGTTTTTTTTCTGTATTCAATGGCCTTTTTAAAATTTGCCTTTGCTGTTTTTTGTGCTGCGGTCATTATTTTTTCATTTTTGTTATTAAGAATATACCCGCGCCAACAATTCCCAGTGTTAACCAAATATTCATTCCAGCTTTTTGCGTTCCTGGTGTACCTGGTGTTTTTGACGTTTGCGGTTTATAATTTATTTGTTCTTTTGTAAAATAGGATCTATTTAAAAAACTATTTTGTAAATCAGGCCTTTGTAATAAAAATCTTTGTCTGTAATTATCTAAATAGGTATTCCAATATAATTTGTCCTCTGGTAACAATTGTAAATAATCGTCTGCATAATTTTGTCTATACCAATATAATAATTCGTTAACGTCTACGTCAGCTGCTTTAAAATTTCTTTGGCTTGCTGCTACTACTAGCGCTAATCTATTTCTAGGATCTGTATTTGAAATTTCTTTTTTTACTGCATTAATTACGTCGCGTGCTTCACCAGCCGGACGTTGTGAAATATTCCTAATAAATTTAATTATACCAGGTAAGGCGGCAATACCAGCTGAAACAAGTGAAGCAATAGGCTTTGCAGCTGCAACAGCTACAATAGGTACTACTCCTACATTTCTATTATTATAATATTTCCTATTATTCATGCCGCATTTATGACAAATGTAAGGATCATAACCGCCTTTGGATAAATTCCACTTCCAGCCGCACCCTCTACATCTTATTATCATTATTTTTTTCTAAAAATTAAAAAAGCTGCTAAAGCTGCGCCGCCTATTAACAAAATTGTGTTTGTGTTAATTCCGCGGTTTTGTTGTGGTTGATCCATAGGCATAAACGGCCTTTGATCAAATTGTGAAGGATAACCACCACCAGGACGTGCAGCGCTTATAATATCCGGAGCTGCTGTAACTAATGAGCTAAAAGCATTTTGCCAATCAAATTGACCTATTCCAGCAAAACTTGGTAGATCTTGAAGGGCTACAGTTACTTTATTTATTGCAACTTTATATTGTAACTCCTTACTCGATCCTGGTGTAATTACGCCAGCTTGTAAGAGCCTATCTCGATCTCTTACAAGTTTATCTCTATACGCTTCCATTTCTGCGCGTTTATCTTCGTTTGAATAATTAACGCCGCTTAAAGCAATTAGTGCCATTTTTATTTTTTTATCTTTATAAAAACTAGGTTGTCTTTTTTCATTAAATCTTGGTAGTACCGGATCAATCCAAATTTCTTTTTTTGTTCCTGGGTACATTACAGCAAAAACGTGCTGCGGCTCCCTAGAACTATCTTTATACCCCGCAAACCTAAAAGCTAAAGGTACTTGTATAATACCTTTTCTGTTAAGTGAACTTAAAATCCCGTTTGCGGCAAGTGAGTAGCTTTTGCAGTCACCTGGAAATGAAAAAATTGCGCTGGGACTTCTTAAGGTCTGGTTTTTATTAGATTCGATGAAATATGGAACATTTGATTTTAAAAAATTCCAAATATTTCTAGCCGTTTCTAATTCACTTTCACCGACAAATAATTCACTTATTTTATCGTATTCCTTTTCCCACTTTTTTTGCGTTTCTAATATACCGTCTATTATATCAGTAACTGTTTGATCCGTACTAACTACCTTTTTATAGTTTTGAAAAGGCGATAATTTACTTAACACCTCGTTTTTAGATACCATCAAAACTATATTTAATATCAAAAGGTAACCTTACCCCGTCTACCTGGACTGTACCAGCTAACCGAAATTTAGCCTCTTTTAATCTTATTAACTCACGAACAGCACTTAAAGCACCTTCTAGGGTACCAACAGACATTAAAGGCAATACAGCCTCGCTATTGGCTGCAACTATTGTGCGACCGTTATAATATACATCAGCAACCTTTAGGCCGCTTTGCAAATACAACTGGGCGCGAATGTTGCCTATTTCAACTCTAAACGCTGTTGGGTTATAAATTCTGTAATCAATGTTAATGCGGGGATCTAAAACAGATCCACCTAAACCAATCCTGGTTATAACAAACGTAACGCTTTGAGAAAAGCGAAATTTACTGTAAATCCAGTAAGCTGCTGCGACGCCGACAAAAGCTGTCAACAATTTTTTTGCTGTCATACCTTACAAAGTTACGAAA